TAGCCGATGCCGAAACATTTTTATCGTAATTCTGTCCGTAGACTAGTTGTAGCGCTCTAACAACTCTATCACTCTTGCTTAATTTGTAAATAGGAGATGTTCTATTTCCTAATAACCAACAAAGTCTTATTTCTTTTGCTTTTAATCCTTCAAATTCCTTTGTATCTAATAACTCAGGAAATTCAAGCTTTATATCTGATGCCCCTTCTAAACCAAAAAGAACAACTTCAACTTCTGTTTTTTTGTCTGCCATATTGATTTAATAAATGGGTGAAAGATTTCTCCTTCACCCATAAATGTTAATTGTAATCTTAAACTTGAGGACAACCTAAGTACTTAGCAACAGGCGTATGAGTTCCAAGTAAAATACTTGACAACAATGTTACAGCAGCAGCAGTACCACCATCAGCAGTGTCAAAATATACTACAAGTCTACTATTTCTAATAACTCTCAATCCGTTAACAATATTGCTATTGATTGGATTACGGAAATTAACAATAATTCTGTCATAAGTACTACCAACAACTAGCGCAGCATTGTTTACCTGAGCAAGAATCTCTTGAGTTGTTCCAACAGGAGAAACCCATGGAGTAACTTGAGTGATAACAGCTCCAATAGGAGCGTTCTCTGAAACTAAAGCGCCTGCATTAGCAGAATCAGCAAGAACCTGGAACTGACCAGCTCCTGATGTTGCCGTAAAATAAGCATTTGTATCTGCATTAATTCTAGCTTCGAATGCAGCAGCTAATAATACTGGAGTAGGTGCTGGTAAAGCAGGAAGCGATACATTGTAAGTACGAGTCGTGTAGATAGCACCTGTCTCTGTTCCTCCACCAAAGAAGTTCTGAGCATAAGGACCATAAACAGAATAAGAATAAGTCAAATCTGCGATAACAGTAACACCTGTTAAATCAACATCAATCTCATTCGCAACTCCTAAAGAACCTGCTTCTGAATTAAAAGACAGAAAATCAGCTGCCTTTATTTTTATTGCGACATTAGATGCTTCATCTAAAACTGTCAATACACCATTAGCTAAGACCGTGTCTACTGCTAAAGGTGTGTTCAAAACTACAACTGTGTCAGCTGCAATTCTTGGTAATCTGTAACTTGTTGCCATAAAGCGTTTAAATTTTTACACTGATATTTAATATCTGTGTAGGTTATATAAAAAAAATAATAACCACCACTGTGATTAATGCAAATGTAATACATTTTTAGCTTAATAATTTTTTAGAATAACTAATTTTTATTATGATTGTTTTTCGGCTATGGATATAGTCCTTTTTTTTTGGTGAAATAAGCACCAATGGAATAAAGACCATATCTTTAAACTAACCCTACCTTACAAACTTCCGTGGTGTACCGTTTCTTATTTATTCATCCTATTGGATTCGGCTTATCTCGTTTACGCTGTTATTCCTCTCGGTTTCACCTACCAAGCGCACAAAGGGAGTACATCTTGGATTTTAAAGCGCATTGTAATAGAGCTTTTACTTTTTCTTTGGTATAAAAGGAAAAACAACCGCAGCCAGGATAGAAAATTTTTGAGAACCCCACTAAGATATTAGCTGCGATTGATTTAATGTCTTGATTAAATATTTCTAGGGTTCTCACTTCCTTAAATATCTTAACGAGACAAAACTACAATTAATTTTTTAAATAAAAATATTTTTTAATGTTTTTTTTGTTAATCTCATTTGTGGTCACATTTTTTTCTTTAAAAGTTTAGATATATAAAAAAAAGTAATACATTTGCATTGTTAGTATGCAGACTAATTAAGATTTTATATTCGTATCACACGAAAATTATCCTTGCTCGGAGGTACTGCATTACCAAAGGGCGAGGATTTTTATTTAATGAATATGGAACAATTTAAAGTAATATGCGTAAACGACAATGCTAGACCAAAAGGCTTTCCTATTGGGTGTTGGATTACGAAGGGGGAACAATATACAGTTTCCGAATCAAAGTATTTGACCAGACAGAGAATGTCCATTGGTTATAAACTTGCAGAAATACAGATTCCTGAAGATTGCGAATACCAATTTTTCCTATCAAACAGATTCAAGGCTTGTACAGAGGATGATCTCAAAGCAGAGGAAGCGATGAATGAATTATTAAAAGAAGTTGATAGTTTAGTTTATTGATATGATGACCACTTCTTCAAAATATTGTTCAAATAAAATAAAACAAGTAATTGAAGACAGAACCCCATATTTTATAATGAAGTGTTTTATATCAGCTTCATTTGAATATGATAGAAAGAAGTCAGAATATTATATCTATTGGTTTAATGCAAATAGAGGGATAGATGAAGAGTCAATGAGATACAAACATTTATCCAATAAAAAAATGGGTAAAAAAGAAATAAGATTTTTTACAAATACAATTGATGATTATGAATTAAAAATAAATTCAGAAGAAGGAAGCATTTGGGAAAACAAAAAAATTGAATTTCAGAAAGATAAAGTAATAAATATACAATTCTATTTAAATTTTTAGTCTAATATTTTTAGAACTTTCCCAGTCTTTGCATCTACCCTAGCCAACTTCATTCTAAAGTTTGTTTCTTTTGATTGAACATATCTAACAGTAACTTTTTTATCTAATCCTTCACTCTTAATATTCTCAGGTTCATACTTAGCATGGGATATTGCATTTATATACGCAAATGTAATGGCGAATATAGCATCATCATAATCATATCTTGCATCAGCTGCTTGATACCTAGTTTGCCTATGACTATTCTGAGAGCGCAAATCTTTTTCTACAAATGTTTTCAATTGCTCCCATAACCACGGAATATCAATTCTATCTCCATAGGCATCTAGCATTTCTTCTGCTTTTGCTATAATTCTTGGTGCTGTATTTGTCTTATTTGATATACCAAACCATTTTCCCCCATGTGTTTGTAGGTATTCAGGAAGCTGTGTGTTAGAAGTAAACTTATTCTTAAATCCATGTATCTCTTGAAAGTCAATATGCATATCCCCAATGTTATTTTCAACTAATTCCTTGATACCACCTCTGTTTTGTTGGTCATAGTAAAGGCTTTGTAGTAAAACTTGAAGATATGTGTATTTAAACTTCCTGTCTCTATGGAATACTACTGATGATACTGTATTTGTGTATGCATCCCATACAGCACTACACATCATAGAGTGTCCTGTTTCTGAGTTAATTGGATCTGTCCCTTGATACCACCTATTTTTCCATATTTCATTTACAGGAGGGTGGTGTATTATAACAGCTGAGGTAGATACGTCTTCTCTCTGTCCTGAAGATACCCATTTAGCACCTATTATTCTAAATTCAGTTATCATATCAGGAGTAGGCATAGTATAATCCATTATAGGCTCAAAGAATCCATACTCTATTGGAATATCTTTCCCATATATTTCATTTAGCCTGGAGTTACACTTCATTATTGGAACAAGAGTCTTTGATTTACGAATAAACATATCATCAACTGTTATTGGATAATGCTGATGGAACTGTACTTTAGCAACTTCTCCTTTTTTTGTTCCTTCTAGGGCAAGATATGCTTTTCTTTCATTTGCGATATGCTTATCACTTACACCCCTTCTAGCATATGCATTCATGAATATTGGAATAACCCCATATTCATAGTTTTTTTCTTTCCATTGTTTAAGGCACATCTTATATTCTGATTCAAACACAGAACCACCTTTATCCATCTCTCCACCTGTACCCCATGCAATAAATTGTTGTTGCATAGTCATCTTGCCTGTCTCTTCATTGTACTTGAATAAAGCAGGTCTTCCCTCACGCATCATCTCTCCAAATATTTCAAATAATCCTATCTCATCTATAAATACAGCTGATGGAGAACCACCATTTATTGCATCTATAGATGGGCTGTCTACTTGGAATCTTGAACCACCACCTTCATCACGACCTTTTTTTTCTCCCTTCTTATCAAAGTTCATTATTTGGTCAGTCCAGTTTTTAACTTCCTGTGCTAGGAAATCAGGTATCTTTGTATATGCCCATTTTACTTTATCTCGGAATATCTCTATACCCTTTTCTTTTGAATGGGTAACGAACTTAATAAAGTATGATTTATTTAGGTTTACTCTCTTCATACCAGCTAGGCACATGGTAGTTGTAAATCCAATCTGACGAGCCTTTCCTATCATCATTGAATATCCACAATCAAACAGAAATAAAAGAACCTCTTGAGCCTCCCATGCTTTATACTTAAGCATTCCTTTTTCAGCCTTATCTTCTTTTATATATCCGTATTTGTTAGAGAAATATAATGTATTTTGATTACATCTATCTATTTCAGCTAGTAGCCAATCAAATTGGTCTTCTTCATTATTAAAATCTGTTATTTCAGATTTATCTGATAGCCAATATTTGGCTTGTCTGCAATATAGGTCGAAGGGTTCGTACACAGTTTTGTGTTGCCAACCTGAGTTAATACTATCAATCCATTGTACAAATTCCTTTGGATATTGAAACTCTGGATGATTTGGCATCCATTGTTCGCTTAGTACACCCCTCGAACTAATATTGTCTTGAAATACATCAAAACTCATAGTAAATATTTAATTAATTTTTACCCATCCAAGCTGGTTTTGATGCAGCCTTATCTCTTCCTTCACTATAGTTTCCTTCTTTACATCCACCTGGTCCACATACTGAGAATCCTCCTTCTCCACTTGCTCCTTCTCTTTTATTTCTTCTCTCCATTGCATTCTGTTTAGCCTGAGCTACAACATCTTGAAATTTTTCTTGAACATTTTCTTTAAATTGCTGAAATTTATATTTAACAGGGTTAGCATATTTATTTGCTGTTTCTTCAATATTAGAGCTTCCAGAAGAAGGTCTGTTAGAAGAAAGGTTAGATGGAATCTTATCAGTTTTATCAGATGGAAGTTTATTAGCATTAGATTTTTCCTTCTCCTCCATCGCACGTTTAATTTTACGTTGATTCTTATTTGATTTAATCTTTTGCTTCATTTTATAGAAGCCACCATCAGATGGACTCATAGTTGAACTTTCGGTTGAAGACATAGCCTTCATTAATGCCATTTTTTTCATAATCTTATTTATTTATTCTCCGTCTTTCTTTTTAGAAAATGCTTTCTTTGCTTGTTCTGCAAGAGCCAATAGACCAGCAGCCGCACCTGTACCTGCTACAACTTTACCTGTAATATTACGCTCTCTTGTTCCAGCAATAATATCTGCTTTCTTTTTAGCTTTAGCTTCTTGTTTTGTCGTTTTATTTTCAAGTCTATTTTCAAGTCTCTTTAATCTATTTTCTTGCTTTTTATCAGCTGACATATAATTGTAGTCTGACTTCATTTCTTTTCTCCTTTCTCTAGCAGTTTTCTGAGGTACAGAAGTTGGTGTAGTAACATTATTAACTGCAGGTGAAGTAGAAGTAGTAGATGGAGTATATGACGAGCTACCTGGTCTTTTAAAAGTAGGTGTCTTAAGGTCCATGGGACTTTTTCTAATAAATGGATTAGGTAGTAAAGAGGCATTGCTCTTATTTATAGAGATAGAACTTTTTTTAGGTTTTGGTTCTGGTCCATTAGCTCTGTTTAATGCAGCAGCTAGTTTCATTTTTAAATTTGCCATAATTATTTATTTTTATTATACTTGATTAATTTTATCACTCATTCTGCCTAGATTAAATCTCTTTAAGTTGCTAATTGATTGTTGACTAGCCATGCTTGGCTGGTTGCTTACAGCAGTTGATTTACCTTTATAGATACCTAATGCCTTTTGATTATTTTTTTCCAATTTGCTTACATACTCATTTCCCTTAAACACCTGTGAAATACCTCCAGTAGCAACAGCAAGTAGTTTTTCTCCTACTGATTTTTCTTTATCAAATAGAGTCCTTGATAGAGTTTTTGCAGGGTTTAAAAGTGTACCTGCTATATACCCTCCTTTTGCTTTTCTTTCGTTTACCTGTCCTTTTGAATTTGCTTTTTGGAGATTTTTCTGTATAGGCGCACCTATTTTGTCACCCAGGTTCATAGCCATACCTACAATAGGAAAAATAGCACCAACAACTGTTTTAGCACCCTGATATGCAGTGTCAGCTTTTTCTTCCTGAGACATTCCACCCTCGGCAAAAGACTTACCTGTCTCTAAAAGAGAAGAACCAATTTCTTTAGTTTTAGCATTACCTACTTCTTCAGATGATTTTCCTGTTGCATCAGTTGCTTTTTCTGTACGTTTAAAACTCTTTGTATCAGACATTTTAATTTTGCTACCCATCATCTGCATAGTTTACTTCTTTTTAGTTTTCTTATTCTTAGCCATCGCAGCAGCCATTTTAATCTTCACCATGAATGGAAGCTTATTGCTTTTGCTGAATAGACCTTTAGTTCCTGATTCTTCAGATTTCTTTTTCCCTTTGTATTTTGTGATTGTAGCCATGATTATTTATTTTTATGTGCTGAATCTTTCATAACAGTACCATCAGGCATTGTATGATAACCTTTAGGCACTTTGCCTTTAGTTTTCTTTTTCATTGCAGATGTTGCAGCTGCTAATTTTGCTTTTAAATTCATATTAAGACTTTTTCCTAGTTTTAACAAGGTTTATACGTTTTTGATCCATGCTTAAAGCTGCTTTTCGTTGCGCCAACATATCATTCACTTCAGATGGAGAAGCATATTCCCCACTCATAAGTGCTTCCATTGATTTACTATAACCTGATGTTGAATTTGGATATTGTTGACCAGGGAATGATTTCCCTCCTTTAGGTTTTTCTCGCTCAGGAGTTATTAGCTTTGTAGGTATTTCTTGAACTGCCTTTGTTTTTAAAGTTCCAATTGGATTCTTTTTAGCTTGTTTCGAGTTTCTAGCTTTTATTAAAGCTGCGTTTAATTTGTCTTTTAGTCCCATGATTATTTATTTATTTATTAATATCCTTTTTCATTATCTTCTACATCTGAATCAGTCTCAAAGTATTCTTCACTAGAACTTTTCTTTTTCTTTTTCCTACGAGGAGATATCGCATCATTAATAGTCATCTTAAATTTAGACTTAACACTCTTTGATCCATAGTCTTTCTTAACCATTTTAGGATCTATACCAGACATCTTTCCTAACATAAAACACAATTTAATTACAAATATACATTTTTATTTAAATGGAGAATTTCTATCTAACTTAGCATATTCCTTTACAGCATAAAATAGTTTCTTCATTGAACCCTTGTAGAAGTATATAGGATTTACCATATATTCCCTCCTACCCTTCTCCACGGAGAATCTAACTATATCCTTTTCACATAGTTGTTTAAGTCCTGATGTGATATAATGCATGTTCATATTTATCGCCACATGTATATCCCTCATACCATAATTCTTTAATACATTTCCATACCCCATGTTCTTTGCGAGAAACCTCAATATCTTATGCGCTGAAGGTTTAAGCTCGTCTTGTAAATCTATTGAATCAACAAAGGTAATCATATACCTCATTTTTTTTCTCTTCAATATCGCACTCATCAATTCCTCTACTTCCGAAGAATACCCCTCACCCAATAGCTGGTATGAGTTATGAATATCCTTGTAGTATAAATCAAAGTCTTTCATCCTATGGGCATTTACTCTATCTGCCTCCATTAGGATTAAATCAAAAATTATATTATTCTCACTCATCTTTACTTTTCCTTTTGTTTATAATTGAATCTACATTAATCTTTATCTTCTTCAAATGAGATAAACTCTCCTTATGTCTTGTATGCTCATAAAATATAAGCCCATTCAATGCCCTACCAAATTCAACAATACTCATGTCCCCCTTCAACTTATTACATTGACCACAACACGGTACTTTATTATGGTTACTCAATTTACCACCCCTTGACTTAGGATACAAATGGTCAACAGTCCTAGAGTAATCATCCAACACAGTAAGGCAATAAACACAAATGTTTAAATCAATACCACTCTTAGTTATCATATTCTAATATTATTTATCATTATGCAAATATAATACAAATATCTAACATCTTGTGACCACCTATGTAGTACAGTCTGTAGCCACTTTTGTAAACACTATTTCCCCATAAACAAAGGGATATATGAAAAAATCCCCTATATAGTTTATTCCCCTGTACAACAGAATATCAATGATGATAGATGCATCACAAAAATATTAATGCCTAGTAAGTTGTTTATATAAGCAATGTACCCCATCGCAAAACATACCCCTCCCCCTTTTTATAACGGAAGCCTATGCACTAATCTAATTTGTATGGAAGAGTTGAGAAAATTAAGTATGTGTACTGTAGAGTCTTTCCCACGGCTGCATATCCCCTCCCCATTTCAAAAGGAAAACGCAGATCCGAAAGTCCAAAAGTATCTACCTAGGTAACTATCTTTTTTATCTACCTAGGTAACTAGTTCAAACGTACCTATTTCACTTGTAAATACTTCATTCGTAGCTAGTTCATATAATATATCTACCTAGGTAACTAGTTCACATGAATATATGTAGAAAAATGCAATATTCAATATTCTAACACTTTGTTAAAATTTTAACATTCATATAAACAGAAATACAGTTTTGTTACTTTGTTAATAATTTAACAGATGGTTAAAAATATAACAATACACTAAAAAAGATCCTTTCAAACAAAATTTGTATTATTCCAATTCTTGGCATAGATTTTGTAAGTATTATTATAGTTAGGTATTCAATCGGATTAAATGGATTGCAAAAAATTAACAAATTATTAACATATTGAATTAGTATTA